TGAATCCGCCAGCCGCGCCCAACGTAAAGCCGCCAGCCGCGGCGGTGGATGCGTTGCCCGTAACTGCGGACGCCCGGTTTACGCGCGATGCAGAGCTTGCCCCGCTAAAAACCGCAGTGATCACGGCGTTCGTTGCGACTGGCCATCCGCCGTTAGCGCCGGCGAGGGCGCCCGCCCACAGCGCAAAAGTAGGCGTGGTCGAGTGCTGGAACATCTGCATTGAGCTGACCGTGTTTCCGTCGAACGGCGTGTCGCTGTCCGTCCAAGTCACCTGTTGCAGCGCCGCGTAAACCGTAGTCGGCTGGCTCAGCGAGAACGGCGCCGCCTTCAAGTAGTCGTTCGTTCCGTCGAACAGCATCCCCGCGCCGGACGTCCAGACCGGCTGATTTGCTACGGTCAGCTGCACCAAGTCACGCTCGCCGCAGATGCGGGCGCCGAGGTCGCCGGTGGTGTTGATGGTCCACGTCTCGCCGGTCGTCGGCGCAACGAAAGAAGCGGCCAGCTTGACCGCGCCAACCGGGTTGAAGTTATATTTCCCAGTGACGATTGCGGAATACAGTTCGCCAATAAGGTTCGTGCCAACCGTCGCATTGGCCGCACCGTTTGCCAAAACTTTATTTACCGAAACCTGCGTGCCGAGGGCGGAGCCGTTGAGGGTGAAATTTAGCGTAGAATTATCTACGTAGGTGATGCCGAGGGTGCCCCTCGTGTTCGCGGCAACTCCCGTCGCCGCCGTTGAATCAAAATTCGTGATGGCGGCGCCGTCGCCAATTCTCACCCGGACCACGCCAGTCGTAATAAGCAGCAGGATTTCCAGCCCGCTATTGCCGCTCAGTTTGCTGAACAGTGTATAGCTCGCAGCCGGGAGCCACGTGGTTGGGGCCAGGTCAAACGACGCAGTGAAATTTCCGGTGATGCTTACGGTTGGGGCCGTGGAGCCGGCGGCAATCGCCGTGTTCGACACCAGACAATTCACCGCGCTGTTGCCGCTGTCGTCACCGAGCAGCGCAACCGCCGCCCCGCTCGTAATCGCCGCGCCCGCAGCGCCGCGCATAGAGGCTTGATCTCCGGTGTCGAGCCACAGCGCCATGCCGGGCATGCTAGCCGGATTCAGGTCGTCACCGCTGCCCGCAAACACGCCGGCAGATACCTGCCGCGTAAATCCGCTCATGGTGGCTGACCGAATCGTCGCCACGATTAGAAAATGCCAACGACGACAACAGCGGCGGCGGTGGCGGAACGCAGGTGGAGCACGGCGCCAGCGGCAGCGCGGGCATCATTGAGCACGCGCGCCGTCACCACGGCAAACGGGGCGGTCGCGCCGATGCCAAATGCGCCCACGGCGGTATTACCAGCGCTCGTGGCAAGTGCGACGGGCGCCTCGGCCACAGCAAAAATAACGTCAGCCGTGCTGGGGAACAGAGTGAACCCGCGCGCCGAGGTTGGCAACGCAACGGTATAAACCGTGTTCGCGGTCGTGAGCGTAACCTGAACCTGAAGCAGCGCGGCGTTGCGGGCGTCGGCGCCGGCGGAAACTGGCAGGGGGGCGATGTAGCTAGCGGCCTCTGAGCCGCCGGCAGCTTTCTGGAAATAGACTTGAGCGGGCATTTGCAGTTGCGGCCAACGTCAAGCGCCGCCTATGCCGTGAGGCTCACACTGTCCAGCGCGTCTGACATTTGCGCTGACACACTGGTCTGCTGGTAGATCGGCCAGCCATTCCACCGCGCCAGTTGCGAGCCCTCGGCGACGGCGTAAGTGGACGCGGCCACGATCTCGCCCAGCCAGTCGATCGCGGCGGTCTTGGGCGCTACAAGGGCGATGTCGGCGGCGGTTGTGATGCCATTGCTCACACCCGGCAGTGCGTAGGTTGAGACTTCCTTGACGGTGCACGAGGCCGGGCCGTTGGCGTAACGCGCGGCGGCTTGCGTCGCAAATGCGATGTGGGTCAGAGCAAGGTCGCTGCCCTGAAAATCAACCAGCGCAACTTCCATAGTCGATGACGACGCGCTAACGGCCTTGGATATTGCCACGAGTTTGTCGCCGTTCCACGCGGCGAACCAACCGCCAGCCGCGCCGGAATGAGCGCCGCCAGTGGCAACGGTGCGCGTGGTGTTTGCGTTGGAACTTGTGGCCGTTACGGTGAGCAACTCGATGCCGGCCACGCCCACGCCGAGTTCGCGCCCTGACCCGATGTCCACGGTCACGAGCGGGGAATCGCACGTGAAGCCTTTGACCTTGGTGCTTATGGCTGAATTTCCGATGATCAGCTTGCCGGACGTGCGCGCGAGTGGGTAGTAGGCGTTGCTTGCGTAGGTCGCTGCGTTTCCGGAAACGGCGCTTGATAGTGCCGCCCAAATTGTGGCGTCCGTGTCGTCGGGGTAGAATGTTTGCGCGCTGTTGTCGGCCGTGTAGGTGATGAGCACATGCGGCAGCGTGCCCGGCGTTGCCCCACCGGCTGGGTTTGAGGTGGTCGGCACATCCGGCTGGGTAATGCTCGATACCGCGATGCGCGAAGTGAACAGCGTAGAGGTCCGCCCGCCGTCGAAGCTGACCGCGTAGGTGGATCCGCTCTTGAGGTCGTTCATCGCCGGCCGGTCAATCAGTCGCGCACCATAACTCGTCTGGCTCGCTGGTATCCGCGCATACGTGCGCGTGAACTGCACCATGCCGCCACCGGTCGGAGCAAGTGCGGACTCTGCCGCGAGAAACGCGAGGGTGTCCGCGCCGCTATCGGCCGCAAGGTTGTCGCGATAATCGGAGTTGGGCGAACTGACCGAAGCAGATGCCGCGACTGACTGCGCGTAGGTGCCGCCAGCGCCGCCCACCTCAAGCATTGCGCCCCACAAATAAAGCCCCTTGGTGATGTCGCCGGCGTAGCTGACCGTGACGCCATCGGTTGATGCGTTAAGGTAGACTGCTCCGGCAGCGGCCAGCGTCGTGCGCGTGGCCGAGCAACGAAACCAGCCTGGCGCAACCGCGACAATTGAGGCGACGCAATCGACCTGTGAAATCACCGTGCCGTTGGTCAGGTCAAAAAACGCGGGCGCCCATGTCGTGCCGTCGTAGGTCATCAGCCGCATGTATTGCCGTGACAGGCTTTTCGCAAAAACGCTTAGCGTGTGGCTGGCCGCCGTGAATGTGTAATTGCGTTCGACCCGGTGCTCTGCGGTGGACGCGGCCTCCAGCATACTGTCCGCCGTCACGGCTCCGTCCATCGGGTTGGCCAGCGAGTTTGCCGAAATGGTCGTGTTTGTTTTGGTCCACGCGGCATTATCGAACTGCTCGGAATAGGTCAGTAGGTTCGTGAAGGTCGTGCGCGTGGCCAGCGTGGGCACGTAGGCCGACTCAAGCACGGTGTAGTCTCGCTCGATAACGCGGGCGTAAATGTCGGGCGACTCGCCGACGAGAAACGGGTAGCTGACCCGCTTCTGGTCGCTGATTGTCGGGGTGGCTCCGTTGCCGCTGAGGTCGAAAAATGCCATGGCGTGTTAATCTCCGGGAGCGGTCAATGCGCGAACGGTGATGCCGTTCTTGATCTGGTCGTTCAATTTGTTTATTCCGTCGAGAAGTTTTCGGTTGGTCGCTTCGCCGGTGGTGTCGCTCAAGATTGCGGATGCACGCTGCTCGGTGAGGCCGGACATGGCAAAGGCGCGGTCCTCGCCGAACGCGCTCACGTTGCGCCGGAATTTCTGGCGCATGGCAATTTCGCCGGCGAGCGACTGGAGTTCAACGCGCTGGAAGTATTCGCTCCCGTTGTAGTTTCCGCTCTCGCGCTGGCCCCGCTCGATCTCGGCCAAGTCCTTTTTGATGTTGCCGCGCTTCCGCTCAAGTTCGCGGTCCGATAGGTCGGCGTCGCCCCGGCCGCTTCGAGTGAAAGCGACTTTCTTTTGAGCTACTATTTGCGCCGTGATTTCTTTTTCTTCGCCCTTAATTTCTTTGATGACGTCGAGCAGCTTTTCTTTTTGGACAATCTGAGTCCGGATTTCCTCGGTCTGCGCGATGAGCGCGCGAATGGCTTCGCGCTCCTTCGCCGTGCGCTGTCCAACGGGAACCGAAAGCGCATCCTCCAGCCGCCCGATCAACACCTTCTCTTTCGCCTGTAGCCGCAACACCTCAAGCCTCGATCTCTCCGCCGGGAGCAGAGTGCCGCTGACCTTCTTGGCCTCAAGCACAAGCAGCTCGTAGTTTTCCTTAACATATTTCTGCATCACCTGCGCGTTCTTAACCTGCTTGTCGAATTTGTCGGACTCGATTTTCTCCGAAAGCTTGATGATCTCTACGGACAGTTCCTTCTCCTTGGTGATGGCCTTCTCTTTTTGGAGAACTATTTCAGCGTCCTCTCTCCTGGAAAAACCAAAAAGCTTGTCCAGCGCGGAACCCCGGTCTATGAAGCCGAAAAACTCCTTGGACGGCGCAACCGACGCCTCCGCCTCGGCGCGGATTCGGCGAAGGGCGTTCTCCATCACGCCCAGTTGCTCAACGTCGCTCTGCCTCATGCGCAGCATTTCCTCCGTGGCCCTGGCGCCGCGCTCGGTTTCATCGGCGAGGGCCGTGGCGGATTCAGCCGCCTGCCTGAACGGCGCAACGATTTTTTCAACGACAGCACCAACCGACGCGATGCCGATGCCCTGAAAAACTCCTTTCAGCACGTCGCGGAATTGAAGTTTCTTCGCGACGACGCGCTGGAAGTCGTCGCCAAATTTGCTCGCAGCGGCCTTCGCCGTGTCGAGCGCGGCGACGAGGCCGGACGCGTCGCCCCCGATTCTCGCGGTGATTGCTGAGTCTGCCATGGTTAGTTTTCTCCCTTGCTGGCCGCTGCGGCCCGCTCGTGCTGCCATTTGCCGAGCACGCGGTCAGACGGATTATGCATTATCGCGCGGGGATTGTGGTGCTTGTCCACGCACCTGAAATACTGGTAGAGCCGGGCGAGCGGCGTATGCATAATCTGGTTGTCGCCCCAGCCGTATTCGCGCGCGAACAGATCCACGAGCGAAGCAACACCCGCGTAATAGCTGCGGCGGTCGGCCGACGCGGTGCAGCTCGGCATGTCCTGAAATGCTGCGTCCAGGTAGTCGAATATTGCGCGGGCGGTGGCCGGCTGGACAGCAGAGAAATTGCGCAGCCAGAACCACAGGGCGCGCAGCCGTGAGCCGGCCACGTAGTCAGGCGATACGATCCAGAGAAATTCAAGCACGGCTGGCCGGCTAAATGGGGTGAAGCGATTTCCGCCGAGGAAGGGCGAGCCAATCAAGCCGAGCGCGACCCAGTGCGCGGCCGTGAACTGCTTCGCCCATGCTCGACCAATCGGAAGCAGCGTGTCGCAAAACGCCAGCTGCCGGCGCTCCTGCTCCAGATGCAGCGCGGCGGCGAGGCCGGGAACTTCGTGGGGTGGCTCTTGCACGGCGGGGAACTCCCGGCGCGCTTACGAGTTTACCCGCTTGCGCACCGTCAGGCTAACCTTGGTGATGTCCATCTGCGACTGTGGCGAGCCGGTCTCCAGAACCACATACGTCACGGACGAAAGCGTGAAAATGGAGCCGAGCGTCGGCACCGGATACGTCGAGGTTGCGAGCTGGCAGGTGGCCTTCGCCGTAATGAAACCGGCAACGGCAATCCAGCCGGAAATTTCGCCGAGGTTGTTCCGAATGTCGGTGGTGCTGGATGGCTGCGTGATCTCCCAGTTCTCGGTGATATAACCGATGCTGCCAATGGTGACGACTACTGAGCCGAATGGGTGTGAACCGTCTTGAAAAGCCATAAATTAAAAGTGTTGGGTTTGCCGTTGCTGGCAGCGTCAATTAAATCGCGAGCGCGCCGCCTGCGGTGATTTTCAGGACGGCCTTGCTCGTGGACTTTGCGACGAATAAAACCGTGGGGTACCATGTCGTGGAAATGTCAGCGGTCGGATTGATTGCGCCGGCCGTGGTGCCGGCGACGTAAACCGGCGTGGTCATGACGAGCGTGGCGCCGACGGCAAGGTCGTCATCCTCGTAAACGTAATCGACCGGTTGCCCGGCGCTGGCTCCGTTCGCGAACAGGCCGACGATCAGCGCGGTCTCGGCTGAGGTTGTCGCGCTGGCCTTGTATAGCCGGTTATCGCTCGTTTTCAGGTAAGCGGTTTGCCCCTGCGTTACCGTTTCGCCGGCAATGCCCTGCTTTATTTTCGCGTTTACGCCGGGCACAAAGCTAGCGGCGGTGATCGTGAGTGCTGCCATTTGCCGTTAGCCTTCCCGTCAAGCGGGCCAAGCCGTGCTGATAATCGCAAACTGTCCGGCATATTGCAGGCGCGTAATGTCCTGCGCGCGGTCCTGCGCGTTGTCGAAGTCGGAGGCGGATCCAGCCGGAACCAACTTGAGCAATTGCAGATACGGCAAATTTCCGGAAGTGAAGTTCGCGGCCGAGTTCAACACGGAAAGCCGGGCGCGTATCTGGCCGACTAGCCAGCGGTGCCGGGTCGGGAGCGGCTCGTCGAGGTCGCGCTGCGTGTATGCCGTGGCCGTGAGGTTAAAATTGTAGGTGTTGAACTCTTTATTCGTGGCCAGCTGGTCGGTTGCGGCGCCGATTTCCGCCATGACCTCGATCCGGTCAGCCGGCTTTTCCTCGGTCGTGTGCGCAAAAAATGCGGGCGTGCCGCTCGCCGACAGCACAGAGGCAAACGCGGCGTCTAGCTGGCCCTCGAATTGGTAGAGGGTAGCAAGGTTAGGTGCGGGCATTTGCCCTTGTGGCCGGCGTCAAAAGCGCTCGGGTCGGATTAGGCAACGAACAGGCCGGGGTATTTCTTTAGCACCTTGCGGGCGTCGGCAAATACCCCGGCCTGCAAGTTCTTTCCGAACTTTGTCGCGCGGGAATTTATGGCGCGCGCAAGCACGACGTCCAGCTTCGCGCGGCGCCCATAGGGCAGCGTGGTTGCGAGTTCGACAAAATACTTTTCGGCCCGCGCGTATTCTTTGCCCGTGCCGTTTTGGTGCGCCTGCCCGCCGGACGATAGCGCCGCCCTCGCCTTGGCGATGTCACCCGCGCCCAGGTTCGTTCCGGGCACGGCTTGGAGGTCGATGCCCAGCGCGTCCGCCATTTGAATGAAACTTTGCCGAGCGAGGCCAATTGACCGGCGCCCGCGAGCCACGAATCCGGGGACGAGTTGCTTGACCACGCTGGCTGCGTTTCTCACGCTTGCGAGCCAGGCATCCGTGCCGGCGCCGGATTTGGTTGTTTTTCTGAGCACGGCGCTGCCCGTTGGTTCCGTGAAACCGGCGCCCTGGGCGAGCAAGAATCCTTTGCGCCCAGCGCCCGAGCGGAATTTTATCCAGACGCGGCCATACGGCGCGCTCTTGCGCCGGCCGGAATTGACCGTGACGTCGCCCACGCTCGGCGCCTGCGTAAGCCCAAGTTTTTTCACCGAGCGGAGCCGCGATTTGGGGTCAACGGAAGCCTGATTTCCGACCTTCGTTTTTGCGGCCGCCCCCTTGAGGATGTGGCCGACCTCTGACCGGATGACCTGCTTCATGCCTTGCCCGGTCGCACGCTGGAGTTCAACCATAGCCCGATTGAATCCGATGAAATCTACCCGAACATCGGTCTGCATGATCAGGCGCCGTGCTTGGCCAGCGTGATAGTGTAGCTCAAATTATCTTCGCCCGCGTCGCCCCGGCGCGTGAAAAGCTTGCCACCCACGGTCAGCCGCGCACCAACCGGAGGCGGCCCGGCCGGGAAATCATCCTTCAAAATCACCAGCGGATAAACCAGACCCGGCAGCGAGCCGACCAGCTCCTGATCGTCTATGCGCACGGCGGGATTTATGATGCACCGGTAGCGCTGGCCATGGTAGAGCAGTGCATCGTTGCCCCAGTCCATGAGCGAGCCGAGCGTGCGGCCCATGAAGTAAGTCAGCGAGGTGTCGGCCATTTGCTATGGCCGAGGGCGTCAATGCTGCGGCAAGTTTTTTCCAGTCGCCTCGGTCAGGGCCGGCCTAAACGTGTATCGGTGTAGAACCTTGTCGAGGTGGACCTCCGACTTCGCAAGCGTGCGCGCCTGCTTGGCCCATGCGTAGTCTTCGCCATCCATGAGATCCGGAAACTTGCAGCACTGCGCCAGCGAGCGGCGCCATGCGTGAAAGTGCCAGGCGTCGCGCGGCGTAACGTGCGGCGACGGAGCGAAACATTCCTCGGCTTGCCCGAGGCGGCAATGGACGATGCCGATATATCCGCCGATGTCGGCCAGCTGGTCGAACGTCACCACGTCCGGCCGGCTCAGGTTAATAGCGCCAAGTATTTCGCGAATGTAGTCATGCTCCACGGCGTCGTCGTCGTCGCAAAAAGCGACGTAATCGCCCCGCGCAATATCCAGCAACGCCTGCCGCTTTCCGCCCACGCTGCGCATTTTATTATCTAGCAAATAAAGGATCTCCACGGGCAGGCCAACCGCCTGAGCCTCCAGCCGGCGAATCAGCGGCAGGGCGAACGACTCGACCCGCGACGGCGTGCCGGCCACGAGGATTGATAGAAGCGGCGTCATGGCGATTCCCCTTTGCGCCAGTATGTTTTGAGGTAGGCCAGCGCGCGGGCGCGGTAACCTTCCTTGATCGGCGCGGACAGACTGCGCTCCCATGCGTGGAGCGCGACGGAAAACCAGTAGATTTTCCAGCCCAACATGTGGGGGAACATGGCCGCACTTTCGGCAAACTGCTTGTCGTATTTCTGCGACATGAGCAAGGCGCGCTCAAACGCCGGCCTGGGCTCTCCGTGTGCGCCTTCGTTGAGCGCGTAGTCGGCGTGAACGCGCAAAAAGCTGTCGGCGCCCGAGTGCGTTTGATGGAGCACGTAGCAATCCTCTTTGCCCTCGATTGTCGCGACGCGCTCGGCCCGGATGGCGTCGTGAGAAATTCCCGTGAACGTTACTCGGGTGCGATTATACAGTCGCGGCTGACCGCTGAATGACCACGGCGACGTGGGCTGGTGCGAGCCGAACGCATAATAAAAGTGAGGCACGAGAACGGCGTCGATGTCGTCCGACATTAGCGCCTTGCCGGCGGCGATTAGTTTTTCGGTGGGAACTTCGCCGGGAGTGAAGCGCCACACCCAGTCATGCGTTGCGCAAGAGGCCATTTGCGCAAGGTTTTCGTGGCCCTGCCGCGAGAACGGGAGCGTCTCAACACGGGCGCCCATGTCGAGCGCGATGGCGCGGGTCCGGTCCGTGCTCTGCTTGTCGAGCACGACAACCTCGTCGGCCCATTGCAGCGCGTGCGTGATCGCGATGTCGATTCGGTCGGCCTCGTTGTGGGTGAGGATGAGGCAGGAGAGTTTCATGGTGAGTCAACCCATTTGCCGATTGTGCGGAGGTATGCCTCGGCGCGGTGTTTCGCGCTCGCCGAGAAAAGCATCATATCGCTGCCAATTGTGGCGCCGGTGACGCGGCTCAAGTGGAAGCCGTAGTCACTATCGGCGGCGAGCTTCCTCTCCAGCCAATTCATCGCGTTCAGGTCGGTGCGGTAGAATGGCACCTCACTGATCAATGACCGTGAGCTGCTGGCTGGCGGGATTCCCCTCAATCTTCGTTCGTTCCACGGGTTATGTATCTCGGTCCACTGCAAGTTCGTCCATCCATCGGCGGCGGCGAGCGCCACGCGTTGCGCATCTTCGTTCATGGTGTTGGTGTTGGTGTTGGCTCGGTGAAAACCAGCTCGGGCAGGGTCTCGCCGGTCAGCTCCATGTAGGCCGCGCGCCCGTCGATATACCGCTGGACCGCGTTGCTTTCGGCATAGGTTTTATCTATCGGCGCGCCGGTGAAGACCGGATGCGAGTGCTCAAAAACAATCTGCCGCGCCTCAATCACCACGCCGTCCTTGTAGGCTTGGTGCGTGAAATAGTTGTCGCAGTAGACCGATTTAAATCTGGGGTGCCACACCTTGCCGCCCTGCTGCACCAGTCGCGCGCGCGTGAGGATCGCGAGAGTGAGCAGCGTGTCCTTGCGGTGGCCGTCAGAGGTTGCGAGCACGGCCGGCTTTGTCGTGTCGCCGATGGCCTCCAGCACGGCGCGGTCCCACCCGATAGGCGGAATAACGTCATCCGCAATTGCGATGAGTACCTCGCCGCTGGATACCGTCGCCGCCGCGTTCCATGCCGCGCAACAGCCGCCACCGACCGGAACCACGGTGTGATTAAAAAGCGCGATATGTCCGTTGCCCTGCCGGTCGTCGTCGTCGCAGGCGAAAATATGCTCGACCAGCTCGGGGTTAATTGCCGAGTCGATCCAAAATTTGCGCTGAGTCAGAGCCTGCTGTCCGCGCCCGCGCGTGGCGTGGAGCAGGGAAATCTTGCCGCCAGCGCGCCGGAAGGCTTCGAGTTGAAGCGCGTCCGCCTCTGCCATTTTTCCATTTGCACGAAGCGCCATCGAATAAAACGAGGCTTCGCCGCTCGGGGTGTAGAGGTGGTTTCTCAACGACGCCAGGCTCGGGGCGTTGTCGGGCTTGGGCAGTGCGCGCATCATCTGCGCGTAGGCCAGCGAGGCCCGCGCGTTTGGCGTGGCGCCGTTAAGCTCGTTTGTCATCATCAGCGCCAGCGCCTCGCGGCGCGTCGGGTCGGTGCCAAATGCGTGCAGCAAAAACGTGCGCCTCTGCTCGTTGGTCTGGGATATGAGCGCCAGATTCGTGAATATCTCATACCTCTCATGCGGCCCGAGCGCCTCGTGCCCCAGCGCGAGCTTGCCGGCGGCGATGGCCTCGGTGTTGCGGCCAAGGCCAATGAGTTCCTGGTGGTGATAATACAGCTCGCCAATGCTTTTGTCTTTCACTGCGTCGAGGATCCTTATGTTGCGCGAGTTTGACATTCCATTGCGCGTCTTATTCACCAAGGGCGCGTGAACGACCACGATGTCGTCGCCTACAACGTGCCGGTTGCCCTCCTTTGCGTCGTGGATGCACTCATGCACGGCGCCCACCCACTTACCGCAACCGCGCCGGATGATGCGCTCACGGCGCGGAGAGGCGCCACTGTATGGGATGGAGTACGGCAGGTGAATAACGTCCCAGCCGGAAAGGTTCGCGTTTTCGGCGGCGTCGCGGAATCCGAGAACGTGGTCGGCCTCCGCGATGTCGTCGAAATCTACCCAAACCTGAAACTGCCCGGTAGCCAGATCGAACGCCATGTTACGGGCGTTTGCGAAATTGTCCACGTGCGGCCAGTCCGCGTTTTCCGGCGCGTTGCGGTATTCCGCGGTAATCGCGCCGAACTCGGCGTGTGCAATGTCGAGCGTGGCGTCCGGTTTCAGGTTGCCGATGGCGCGGACGACGATAATCTCGTCCGCCATTGGCGCGAATGTCTTGAGGCAGCGGCGAACATGCATTTCCTCGTTGCCGGCAATCAGGCACAGCGAAATAAGCGGGGACTCTTTGCTCATGGCCCACTTCGGATGCTGGCGGCGGGAGAGTAAAGCACAAAAACAGAGCCGCCGACTGCACAAAAAAAGAGCCGCCCATTTCTGAGCGGCCCTTCCTATGAACACACGAGCACCCCGCGCCGGGCGCGGGAAACTTTGTGGAGTCAGTTTCTCACTGAAACGCGATGCGGTGCAGCGAACCGGTAATGCCGGCGGCCGATCCAAAAACGCACTCGAAATTAAGGTACTGACGACCAGCGCTAGGGCTGTAATGTCTGCGATAGCCAATGGTCAGGCCCGAGACTGCCTCCCTGATCAAGCCAGAGGCAAGGTACATCGAGGAATCGCTCGGCTGGAGACCGCGAACCGCGACGGCGATGGCCGAGGGGTGGACGGCAAAACCGTATTGAGTGTTAGTGGTCGGGATGAGCGAGGACTCAAAGAGGTTGTATCCGCCCACACGATCAATGCGGCCCTCGCGGATGGCACTGTTGCCGCCGTAGAGGCTGGCTGACTGCACCGCGACGTCGCCGAGGATCGCCGCCATCGAGGTCGGATCGAGAAACAGGCTGCGGTCGTTCTGCGGCACCTTGCCGACATTCTGCACGCGGCGCACTTCGAGCAAGCGGGCGACGTTCCACGAGGCCACCGGGTAGGTGTAACCGATCGTGAAATTTACCGAGGTGATCGCGGCCCAGATCGTGGTCGTGACGAGTTCGCCAAGCGCTTGGCCGGCTTGAAAACCCCACTTCTCCAGCTGCGCGGAACTGGAGTTCGCGAACTGAATGTCGGTCAGGTCGAGCGGAACATTCTTATGCTGATTGAGCAGCACGGTCGCGGCCGTCATGGTCCCGCCCCCAACTTCATAGTTGGAGAAAGTCGTAGCGGTGAGCGTGCCGACGAGCGGCACGACAACGGTGTCGCCCTTTTGCTTGGCGTCGTCGTCGTAGTTGGTTGAGAAAGCAGAGAAGGGAGACAGGTACGCGGTCAGGCCTTCGAGCGCCTTTTGCGAAATAATTTTATCGTTTACGTTCGTCAGGGTTGCCATAAAAAGATTTTTTTAGGTTTTTTCGGTTGAGTTGGTGGAAATTACTTGGCGCGGGCGGCGTCGTTGCGGGCCGAGACAGCGCGGGCGATGGCCTCGCGGTTAGCGGCATAGAAAGCGCCGGCCTCGTTGTTGCCCATGGCGGAATACCTGGCGAGGATGTCGCCCCCGCCGTCGCCACCGTTGCCGAGGTTGATGGCGGTCGCGCCCAGCCGGGCGGCGGCAAGGTCGGCCTTAAGCGCGGCGACTTCGCTCTCATGCTTTTTGGTGGCCTCGACCTGAGCGAGCGTCAGCGCCTCGAAGTCGGCGGCGAGCTTGATGGAAGCGGATTCCTTGGCCTCGCCTGCAATGGCGGTCTCGATTTCGGCAATGGTCAGCTTATCGTTGAGCGAATAAATTTCGCAGGCGCGGGTGAACACGGCGGGATCGGAAAACTTGGAGCGAAGGTCTTTAATCATGGAAATATTGTTGGGTTTGCTAACTACGGCGGCGTCAATTACCGTGACCGCGGCCGGTTTGGTGAGAGGGGAAGGGGAAACATCAGCGGACCTAAGCGTGGGAAGCTCGATGCCGAGCAACTGCGCGGCGGCAATCCGGCGCGCGTCGAACAGGCCGGACGGATTCGCGGCCGGGTCTCCCACAAAATCAGCGGAGTAGATGCGGCCCACGCGCACGGATGGCATTTCCATTTCGCAGCCCTCGGGCCGGTCCTCGGAAAACTCCATTTCGGCGCCGTCCGGCATGGACCAGACCAGACTGCCGGAGAACGACAGCGACACGCCAAACAGCGACGGGTCGGCCTCGGCGAGATCCATCAGCGCGGCATACTTCGCAGCCGTGTCAGTGCCTTCCTTGAAGGATTTGAAAAAAGTGAATTGCTTGGCCTTGACCTGCTTGGCCTCGATGTAGATGCCGGAGAACAGGCCGACCTCCTGGCCGAGCCGGTCGGCCTCGAACATGCTGCCGTGCGTGAGGTACGCTTTTACCGGCGATTTCTGCGCAAGGCCAAACACGCCTTGCAAGGTTTTCGTGTCGCAGAAACATCCGTGCCCGAGCGCCTCGCCCTCGGTCATAAGCGAAACATCCTTGAAAAAACCTTTGGCGGAATCAATGGCGCCAAGGGCGGCGCGGGCGGACAGACGGAACTCGGTTTGTGGAAGTTGTGCGACGGGCATTTGCCGTTTGCGCCTGCGTCAATTTTCGGTAGCGACGGGCGCGGAGTTTACCGGCAGCGCTGCGCCGATGTCCGCCTTGACCGTGATTGGATAGCGCACGGCGTTTTCTGCCCATGCCGAGCGAACGGAGCCAGACATCGGCGCCAGCTCTGCGGCCTCGCGGAATTTTTCTTCATCCTCAACCTGCGGCGTGACCATGCCGGCTCGAACCGCCACGCCATAAGCGTCGGCTTTTGCCTTCATCACCACCGATGGATCTTGCTCGGGCGCGCCGTCAGAGCCGGGCAATCCGCCGTTGGCTGGGGCGAAATTCGGGGCGATGCCCAGCGCAGCCATGCGCTGCTTCTCCCGCGCAATCTGTTTAAACTCGGTGTCCCAGAATTTCCCCTTGGCCGCGTACACCGCGCCGAACGTGGTCAGGCAAGCCGCCAGCGCTTTCGCGTCGGCGTCGTTTTGTTTGCTTTCGTCGATGGCCGGGACTCCGGGAAAGGTGAATGATACCTCGGTCGTATCGTACTCCGCGCCGACCTCGCGCCAGAGCGCCGGGTTCTTCTCTACCCAAAAACCGTGCAGCGGCTCCAGCAAGCGCGACACCATATGCCCGCGACGCTGGTAGACCGTGCGAATAAATCCGCTGATTGTCGCCCGCGCGCTGGAGTAGTTGGAATCACGGAATCCCTCGATCCAGATTTCCGGTGGAACTCCGATTGCTCCACCGATGGCCTCTAGTCGAGATTTCAGAAAGTCAGAGAAGTCGGCGGCGTTGGTGCTCGACTGAAACGGCTTCATGTCCTCGCCGGTTTCGAGGTAGTACATCGCGTTTCCGCGCAGGTCTTGATAATCGCTGCGCGTGCCGTCCGAGTTGCTCGTGCGCAACAGGTCGGCGGCCTCGGCGGGCGCGTAATTTTTTGTCACCACGGCGGAAATGAAGCTCTGCGTCTTCACCTGCTGGACTTTTGCGTTCGTGATTTCCTGGATGTCCTGCAAAATATTAATCACGGGCGCCAGTCTCGGGATGCCGCGCCGCTGCTCGGGGCGGTCTTGGAAAAAGAAATGGATGACGTCTTCGGCGGGCGTAATCTCCTTGCCCTGCTGCAAGTTGCCGCCGGAGTCGCGGAAGCCAAAGCGGTAGCCGGTCACGACGCCATCCTGAACTACGATGCCGTCTTTCTCGTCCCGGCCTGGTTGCGCCGTTGCGCTCTTGGAGAAAATTGAAACGTCCTCGCTGAAACAAAACTCGCTGGGGATGAGCTGCACCTTTCCGCTCTTGAGCTTGAGCAGGAACACCTCGCCGGCGATTAAATCCTCGCGCCATGCAATCGTCTCGACCTGCGAAAGAGACATGCCGGTATATTCGCAGTTGCACGACCAGCCGCACCATTCGGTTTCATGCGCGTCGTTGAACAGCGCGGCAGCGGCGTCCGGAGTGGCAGCATCCTCGCCGGTGTCGGGGTCGGCGGCGGTGTGCTCCAGCGAGTTCAGCGTGCTGGTGCCGAGCTGCACCGGGTAGGCGGAAAGAATGGCCGCGCAAACGGCATCATCACGAACCATCTGGCGAAGGCGCGTGATGATGCGAAGGCGGTCATAGTACGGCAACATTTGCGCCTCGGAGCGCGAGCCGGTATTGATTCGGAAATCGCGAAAGCGCGTTGTGCCGGCGCCCGCGTAGGTAAATTTATAGCCCGCGTCTTTCAGCGAGGCCACGATCTTTTTTTGCGCCACCGTTAATTTCTTGGGGGTGACGTTTTTCACAGGTAGTTGTTCTCTCCAACGATGTTGATCAAGTTGACGCCCGGCCGGATGGAGCTATCGGCGGCGCGCTCCTCCAGTGCGTCGATGCTGGCCTCCAGCCGTGAGACACGCTTCAAGATCGCGTCGTACTGCACGCCGGAAAATGCCGTGCCGCCAAAGCTTGCGGACTGGCCGTGCAGCTCCAGCCGGTCGCGGGTCGTGCGAGCTTGGGTTACTTCGATACGGTAGCGTGCGAGTTTGGCTGCGTCAGATTCTGCGCTCATGGGTTGCCGTAGCCGGCAACGTCAAGCGCCGCCCTACTGGATCGCAAACCCGCCGAGCGGCCGCCGCTTGCTGACGCGCACCGGAGCCGGGCCGACCGGCGCGGGCGGAAGCGGCACTTGCAGCCGCGAGGCCGGCGGCGCTTCCGCGTCGCGCTCGGCCGCATCGTCTCCGTTCAGCGCCTTGTGCCGCTCGACCATGTTGGGATTTAGTATGCTAAGGCCGGCCGCGCCGTAGACCGCAAGATCCAGCGCCTCGTTACGCGCTCGGGTTTTTTCGTAGACGCGCACCGCCTGGCCTTGGTGGAATCTGGTGACTGCTTTTTCGGCGGTGAGCTGGAAAAACCACTCCTCGTCAAAACCAAAACCAACCGGGTAATGGCAGTAACCTGCGCCCGGCTCTGCGATGCGGAGCCGGCCGTAAATTAAATCCTTGGCCGCGTTCGCTCCAATGGGAAACTGCATGGCCCGCGCCTGGTTGTTTCGCGTGCCGCGTGCGACGATTGGCGCGCCGGGAGTGCCCACGCCCTTGCAGGCGTAGACGCGATGCCCCTCCCTCGGCTTCGTGTATTGCAGCACAAGCTCCTGCTCGTAGCCGGAATCGACCAGCGCGAGGGCAACCTTCATCGTCGCGCCGCCCTCGTGCTCGAAGGTCTGGAGAAAAAACTCGTCCAGTTGTTTCCACACATCGGGAAGGTTGGGCGGACCGACGATGATTTGATAGCGGATGCGCCACGACTCGGAGCCGATTCCGAATCCCTCGATCTCGGCCTCGATGCGGTCGCCCTGGATATCGGCCTTGCCAATCAGCACGAGGCAGTGCCGTGGAATTTTCGGCCCGTAATTCTCGCGGCGCGCCATCAGCGGATTCGGCGAAATGGTTTCGCCCTGCTCCTCCCACGTCTCGGCAAGAAATGTATTCACCCATGTTTTCATCGCCTCGCGCCCGTCCTTCTTCGCCTTGAGGAACTCGGCCGCAAACTGGTGCAGGCGGTTGCGATACCCTTTGTGCGGCTCAAATAATGTGTTGAGTCCGTTCAGCCAGTATCCGCGCACGCCATGAAATTCACGCGTCGGCTTCCACTTGCCGGCCTGCACCATGGCAACGCGGTCCGCGTCGTCTAGCGCCGCCTTGCAGTGCTCGCACTCGTAATACGCACGCTCCGGGTCGGTCACATGCGTTTCAGGAATCTCGGGATGCGGAAATTGGAATTTAATTTGCGCCCACATCAGCACCTGCTCGGCGTCGCACTTGGGGCAGCGGACGTGCCACTTTCGGTAGTCGCTCGACTCGATCAGCTTTTCGATCTTGGAAAATCCCTTGATCGTTGGCGTACTCGTTTTAATCTTTACACAGTTTGCGAATGACTCGGCGCGTTTGTCGGCCAACGCAATTGGGTCGCCCTCCGTTCCTGCGCTTGCCGGGTAGCGGTCCACCTCGTCCAGCAGGATCACGCGGCGCGGTCGCCCGGCCAGACCGGCCGGCGAGTTGGCGCCGATCAACACGAGCGAGCCGCCGGGGTAGGATTTCGACAGCAGCGTGTTGCCGCTGTCTCTCGCGCGAGGATCTTTCACGAGCCGGCGCAGCTGCGGGCAGTCGCGAATCATCGGGCTGATACGGTCTTTGCCGAAACTGCTGGCCAGATCCACGGTCGGCTGTGCCATCAGCTGGGGCGCCGGGTCCGCGTGCATAAAAAACCCCATGAGGTTGAGCAAGATTTCCGACTTGCCGGCTGTCTGCGCCGCCCAGTCCAAAACCACTTCGACCACGGCGGGGTCATTCGCGGCGTCCATCGGCTCGATCTGAAACGGGAAGGACCGCCACTTGCCGGGGCGGGCGCTGCCCTCGCTCGACAGGCGCCGATATTTGTCCGCCCACTCGGAGACGCTCAGGGCCGGTGCGGCGCGGGATGCGTGGGCCACGGCCGCCCACAGGTGCCGGGCGCCAGATTTATTTCGCCGGCTCATTGCTGCGGCCGGCGTAAGCTCGGGAAAATTCGGCGAAGGCTTTCCCGTTCGCGCGCTTGCCCTCGACAATTTGCTGGTAGGTTTTCCCTGTTCCGAGGTATCGCATGAACCCGATCTTAATGGCGACGACCACATGCAGCGGCAAAAATGACTCCACGTAGTCCATCAGCGCCGGGCAATTGTTCGTGCAACTCGCGTCGGCCATGGCCTCCAGCCAGTCAACGGACCAGCCTTTGCTTTGGCACAGCAGGTAAGACATTTCTAGCGGGAAGCCCTCCTGCTCCCATAGCGTCCAGACTCCGCCGATTATGGTCGAGCCGTCCAGCGTGCAGCCGGTCGAGTAGATTGGGTTATTCATCGGCGGGCGCCTCGGCGTCGTAGCCCGACAGGTTTTTCCAGTCGATTTCTGCCAGCCCGCGCAGCTCGGCCAGGTAGTCGTTTTTTTGCTCGGCAGATATTTTCCACAGCATCACGACTTGGCGCGCGGCGAACACGAACCGGCAGGCGACGTCTGCGGCGTCGGTCGCGGAAATCAGCAGCCCCTCGCTCTCCTTGTTTTTGATTTCCTTTTCCCGCGTCAGCTCGCGAGTCAGTTTGATGCGCTCGGCCTTGAGGTCGCCGGCGAGCGCGGAATGAATTTGCCGCGTCGAATATTGCCCATCGTCGCCGGGCGAATGGTCGCCCTGCTTGAGCAGCCGGGTAAGCGTTTCGCGCACAACGCCAAAATCCGTCGCCGCGTTACGCAGGCTCCAGCGTATTCCGCCCTCGTGCTTAGGCATGGCGGCTTATTTCCGAAAACTCTGTGCCTAGGCGAGAGGTGCGCTCGCCCCTACCTGCGGTGCAACACCTTGCGAAAGAACCTATACCCCCCGTCTGGGGGGTTATACCTATGCCACTCTGGGGGGTTATACCTATGCCACTCTGGGGGGTTATACCTATGCCACTCTGGGGGGTTATACCTATAACCGCCCTCTGGGTGTTTATACCCATGCCACGTGGGGTGTTTATGTGTGCCATTCGGTCACGCCCTCGCCGCAATAACCGAAATCTGCTCAATAAACTGACGCAGTTTAGTGAGGTCAAGCAACACGGCCCTAGCTCGCTCTGGCGTGTACTCATTTGCCTTTTCAATTTGTGTGCACGCCCAGCGCTCGGCATCGGTGACCGCGCTATAGCCCGTGCCCGTTGGCTTGCGTCCATCCTGCTTGTAGCTGGCGTGCGCTTGCCTTAGCTCACGCCTCAGCTGGCTCACGGTCCACTCGTTTGTTTTCGCCTGTTGCAGCCACGACAGCGCCGACTCCGGATCGTCCTTGCATCCGAGCATGGCTTCGGAGTGGTGCGCGAATGTCAGGCCGTCGATGCGCAAAGCCAGCGGGAACATGGCCGCGATGTTGGAGAAGAACTCGAATGACGCCTGCTCAATGCCGAGCGACTGACTGGCCTTGGCCGCCTTGTCCGCGCCGTAGCGTGCCTTGATCTCTGCGAGGTAGTCGGACCGCCACCAATCCGTTCCGTCCGCCACATCGGCAATGAGAAATCCTAAGCGCCTGATCTGCGCGTCTGTCGCCGCCGCTTCGATGACAAGCGCGTTGCGCCTGAATGATGCGCCAGGCGCGGCGATGTTCGCCAGCTCGCTCGCGGTTTGCTTGATCGTTGTGAGGCTCATGGGTGTCATCGTTTTGTATTCCTTCGGTTGCTTAGTCTATATTTGTCGCGCGCTTCTTCTGTCAGTTGCGCGTGACTTGGAGGCAGGCCGACTCTCTCGCAGAAGTCCACGGCCATCTTGGAAATGTTTTGCTTTGTGTCGCCGTACTTCGCGGCGACATCGGTAATTGTTTTGCCCTCGCGCAACAGCAGGCCAGATGCCAGCGCCATGACGTCTGCTTCTTTGCGCGGGTCTTTGGCGTCGATGATTCGTGCGAGTATCCAGTTTATGGCGTGGAGCAAATCGTTGCGCCCGGTTATTCCCGCAATGCCGTCGCTCGCCTTGCTCAGCCGGAACGCATCAAGCACGCATTTCGTTCCGAGTGTTTCGACAAGTTCGTCGATGACGCAAATAGCCTCGTCCTCCTTGCTTGGCTCGGGTGCGCGAAAATAAACCGTGCGGCTTAGGTCGCTCCTTGTTTGGCTGTTACTCACTGCGCAAGTGCGGACGCTGGCGATGGGAGAGTAAAGCACAAACACGCTGCCCACTCGTAGTCCTCGCCGTGAATTATCCTGAGCAGCCACGGCTCGGCGTGCAGCGTGTGAGCCGTGGCGCCTCTGTTGCGAGCGAATAACGGCCCGCCCTTTGGCGCAGGCGCAGATTGCCACGGAGTTGCCGGGCCGGCGATGCATAGGGCGATGGCCGTATCGGTGTTCATGGCGCGGGGAGTATCTGGTCAGAAGCCCCCGAACTCCCGGAGGTTCTCGTAGATTTCGCGGTGCATTTTCTCGCGCGCCACCGTTTCCTCGGGTTGAGCCAGCAGCGGGCGCGTGACGAGGGCGTAGGATGCTCCATCATAGCTCACGCGCCACACGTCGATCAGCGATGCGTCCACGTACTGGCAGCGAGGGTGATGGTTGGTCTTGCTGCCGTCCGTGCGGCACCACGTCAGACAGTTGTTTGGGCACGGCCAAAGCGGAGCCGAACCCGTCGCCACGCCCTCGGTCGTTTCCTTTTCTTGTGCGCTCATGGTTGTATTTTGGGTCTGGAATGTTGCGCGGGGTCGTGGCTCATCTTAGAGGTTAGGCTTCATCAATGATGCCACGCGAGCATCAATGCGGCGTTGCCACGCCATAGCTTCGGCGCGGAATATCGTGTCGTCGCAGTCGTCAGAATCGTTGCCTGTCGGAAATCCGTCAC